ACAACAACATCATAAGTTCTATTTGCAACTAAGTCATTTGTAATATTTATTGTTGCTGTGTTTGTGCTAAATGTCACAATGTTATCAATCGCATTTATAATTTCAATTAAAGTACCAAGCTCTAGATAGTTTTCGGGTATTGCTTCAAAATTTTCATTAGCACCTTGTAAATAAAATCTAACTAAATTAAGATTCAAGTTTGCAACTTCTACAGCATTAATTTTTATTTTTAATGAATTTGAATCCATCGCAAAATGATAAATTTTAAAATCTGTATCTTGAGCGTTGCTCAAATATTTTTGTTGTTTTCTAACTGCTAAATCACCGTTATAAACCATGTAAATTTTATTGTCGTATATTTTTATTGAACCTAATGGGGCATAATTATATATATAATTTTCTGTGTCATCTAAAGTAAAAACATTATTTGCATTTACTTTAATTTTAATTAAATTACTCAAACTGTAAATAGGTTGAAAATGTACTTTATCATTTAATAAAAATGGTGCGCTGTGAACAGCCAATGCACTATTTGTAGCAATTTGATTGCTAACGCCCATTACAGTATTACCAACAAAACTACCATTTGTAGCACTGTAATTTGTATAATAGATAGCACCATTAGCATATATTATATTTCGTAATTCATACAAAGCTGCATCAGCTACAACGGTTGTCACTGTATCTGTTGCTGTGTCAATTTGTTTTATAGAGCCAGTTTCACTAAAATAAATTATTCCGTTATTTTCAGTTAAATTACTATTGATATGTGTTCCTGACGTATATAAACTTGTAATCGTTGTACCATCAAATTTAATTATTTTGTCGTTCGTGCGGTCTAAAATATATGCTGTTGTGCCTATGATAATTGCGCTATCAACATTATAAGAAACACTTCCTATAGTATCAGTGTATTTATTGAAATTCGTTCCGTCATAAGTCCACCAAGTTTTATCAGTGCCGCCTATTGTCACAGCAAAACCATATAAATAACTTGAATTTGCATAATAAGCCAAAGCTGGTGAGCTCTCTGCAAGTAGTAAGGTTTCTGTACCTGTAACAAAATCTTTTTTATAAATTCCATCAGTGTTATTTGTAGAAAAATAAATAAAATCATCATTGAACACAATATTTGCACGTAAATTATTTATTTTATTTGTAAAAACAATTTCATCATCAAAATTAGCCTCTGACTCTGTTGCAACTGTCATTGCTGTATTACTACCAACTTCTAATTTGTAAGAATTTCTTTTTAGTATTTGCCCTGCTGTTGTTGCTGAACCAGCAATAAAATAATTTAAAGTTTTATTTGTAATTAAATTTTCAAAATAATTTGTTTCTAAAAATTGTGTTGAAGTAAAATCAACCGTTGGCAAATTGTTTTGTGAATTAATCACAACTGCTGGCTGTGAGTTGGTTATTTGATTTGTTGCGTCTAATCCTTGGACTTTATCAGTCCAAGTTGAAATATTACCAGCAGCTGTGAAATCTTCTGCATCAAACCAAGCTGAGCTATTTAAGCTATTGTTAGGATTCCAGCCAAAGCCTAGATTTGCAAGTAAATTACTAGAACCAGTACCCGATGCAGTTGTAACTTTTTTTAATGCTCCTGAAGCATTTAAAACTAAATTTAAAATAGAATAGAGCTCTTTAGATTCTGTTGAATAGATAAAAATTGGTGTTGTATGTGCTTGCTTAATTCTGTCAAAAGTACATTCTAGTAAATTATTACCATAGTAAACTAATGAATCACCAGCTTTATTATAACCAGCTTTAAAATATCTAGCTGTTTGCTCTGGTGCGTTAACAATAAAAGCGTAAACCCAACCATCACCAAAAATAGACTCGCCAGCTTTTCCATAACCAGCTTTGAAAGGGATTAATTTATCTGTGATTTTGATAGGGAAACCTAAAGCAAAAGCTACATCTTGATAATATTTTTTACTTGCACCACCAGTCGCTAATAAATTTCCTAATATTGCTTGTCGCTTACCTGCAATAGAATCGTCATAGTCATTACAAAGGTCGTCGCTGACTGCGGTTTGTAACCATTCTTCTATCATAAAATTAGTACTACTAGGATTTAATTCATCTGGAATAGTTGCGGCTGTGTTATCAATCAAGGTTAATTCGCTTGCTAATCCTGCAAGTAATTTAGTTAAATTTGATTCGCTAGATAAATCAAAAACTCTACCTGTTGGCATTAATTTTTTTAATTGTTGTGTATAATCGTTCATTAACTTAAAGTACTAAATGTAATTGTCCCTAATTTTCCAATTTCGCCAGTTTGTAAAGTTACATTTGCTGTAGGTGATATAACATTGTTATCGCTTTCACCTGCTGCTGTTGATACATTTTCTCTAATCCTAGAAATTAAATAAGTCCCTCCGGGGTATCTATCTCTTATTAGTAAATCTTTTAAGTTTGCCGTAACCGATTCTTGAACTGCTGTTGTATTCGGATTTAATGCAATTTCAAAATCAATATTTACAACAGTGGGCGCAAATACTGTAACATTTGCTGTCACTGGTCTTCTTGTTACATCATCAATATAATTTTGAACTTCTAAAATCTTAGCTGAGCTTGGTGCTAGATTGTCTTCATCATTTGTGACGCAATAAATATAAACAGTTCCCGGACCGCCACCTTCAGGAATAACCCACGCCTTACTAATGCCACTTATTGCTAATGCCCACCGCTCATAGTCAACAACTGACCCACCTTGTGGTGCGTTTTGTATTCTTTGTAATAATCTATATCTTAAATCTGCATCTGATTCTGTATCGCTACCGCCATTAATCCCTGTTGTAGTCACTGTGCTGTTTACATCAGTAATAGGATTTATTAAGTTCATACTAGAACCACTTGATAAATTACCAGCAATGCCAGCCGTTAAAGAAATAACTGCAACGGTTGCTGTACCTGAAACTATTGTTACGGTTGTAGTGGTTTTATAAGTAATATTATTACTGCCTATAATATTTGTATTAGCTGGAATGACCACGCCATCAGTACCAGTTAAAGTCACATTACCAACTGCAAAACTTGCAGCATTTCTTGATAAACCAAAAGTATCAGCCCAACTTGTTAAAATTTCACCAGTTGAAAAGACTGGTATTGATAACTTTGATAATTCTTCAATGTAAGAGTAAAGTAAATAATTACTTCCTGCTACCGCATCAGATATTGAGCGCAAATAGCTAGGGTCTTGTATTTCAGCAAGTCCTAATTTTGCTTGTATATCTGCAATTTGCCTAGCTTTTATTTCTGCGATCGTAGGTTTAGTGATTGCCATATCTCTATTTTACACTTATTTTAAAAATAAAATGGTATAAGAATCTTGGTTGAAATTCTCTTTAAAATTTGTGACATTTTCCCATAGATAAGAATACTTATTACTATCAGATTTTTCTAAAATTATTTCTAAAGCAATCGCTGTTTTATTTATCAATTTGCCATTAACTGTAATTGACTTGCAAATGCCTTTATCGATAGTCCACTGCAAAGATTCTTTACAATATATTTTTGCATTTTCTAAAACTGCTAATGTTCTTTTTTCACGTTCTAATAACCATAAAAGAGAGCCCATGTCTCTAGACCACCAGCCACGCTCGCTTTGATATCTTTTATCGCTGAAAAGTGATACTAAAACCTCAGTAACTAAAGTATTTTCGGGCACTATATCAGCTAGAGCTAAATCAATATCTGCATAGCCATCTTTCCAAATTAAACCTAAATCTGACATATCTTTATTGTACCTGTTTTAGTTTATAAGCTAGTTTTTTATCATCTACAAAATAGCGCAAAGATTTTAAATCAAATTTTAAAATATTAGCATTAAAGCAATCAATGATAAATTTTATCATTTGCCTATGCCAATTATTGTGCTGTTGTTGATTTTTTGCAATCAAAATATTTTCTGGTCTCCCATCTGAACGATTCCAATTAATATGATGTCTTTCTGTTCCTTTTGGTAATTTACTTAGTCCAGCATGATGCAAATATCTTTTAACTGCTTCATTTGCACCCTGATAATTACGTCTTTGCGGTTTCCACCCATCAAAAAAAACTGCATTAGCGTTTGGCTCTATTTTACTTATCATCTGGTTTATGCAATTCTTTTATAAAATCAAACCCAAATTTTGTATAACCAAAAATTTCTTGAATTAAATATTCAAAAAAACTACATGGTTGAGTTTGGCGCATTTGTGGTTGTTCCTGTTTCTGTGTGCGTATGAGCATTGAATATTGACCTCATAGCAGCAATGGTATTAGTATTTGTTTGTGCGTTGTCTTTAATGTCGCCATCTGCATTAATAGACCCTGTTACATTTATATCACCACTAAAATTTGCGGTTGCTGCTGTAATATTAATTGTATCATCACATAAAATATTTACATCACCATTTGAATCTAAATGTATTTTTTGACCAAATTTAGTATAAATAGCCACTTCACCATCAGCCAAACTAGGCTTATATTGCTTGCTATCACTTGCTATGACTATTCCATTGTCACGTGAACCACCAATACATAAAGCAACAACGCTACTATTTTTTGGAATTATTGAAGTGAAACCATAATCTTGTATTATGTCGTAATCTTCTTTTATCTCATCAGCCAACAAACTTAATTTAGCTTTTAAATGTTGTCCTTGAGTGCTTGTCACTGATTGCATAATGCCCTCAGCAACTAACATAAAGATTCTATTTTTTAATTTATTAATTAATTCAATCATGGCAAAACCTTGTCTGTGTCTGCTTCCTCTGGTATTTCTGGTTGTGGAATTAAACTTTTTGGATTTATTAAAGTCAATTTTGTATTTCTACCATCAACACTTAAATTAGTTTCCACTGTTTTAATAAGCATTTTACTTCTTAAATTTAAGTTAGGAATATTTACATTAATGCTTGTGTTAGGACTCCAAGCAACGCCATTGTAATCTGCTAAGCCAGCTAAATCTAGATTTAATTCTGCTGTTCTAGAAACTCTAACGCTAGATTCCCAATTAACGCGGTCTTGTGCTTGTTGTAAATTCATTTGTGACTCACCAATGATATTAAGTGGTCTATATCTTTTGATATTTAAGTCTTTTGATTCTGCTTTTACTTGTGAACTTTGCTCATTTGATAAAGTTGATTTACTTCTTTGTTGAGCTTTTAAAAAATAATTGCTATAACGTGGGGCAAAATTTTGACTTGCTTCATAATTTAAAATATTTCCGGGATAACTGTAAAAAGTATTTGAATCTGCTTGATTTACTTCTGCGATTGTTAATTTACCCTCTAAGCTAGAATAAGCTAATAATCCTAATTTGCGTGCTTCTTTGTCTATAACTTCAAAAACTGTTGCTTGGTCAATAGTAACTTTTCGATTTTTGTTTTTGCTTTTTCTGACTCAATTATAAAATCAACGCCAAATGGCAATAAAAGAGAGCGTATCAAATCTTCAAAAGTAATATTATTAAATTGTCCGCTTGGCACTATTGCGCTGCAATCCACTAAGTCGCTTGTTTTATCACGTCCTTGTATTGTTACTGTATCAATACCATAACTAACACTATCAATATATCCATCAATAATAATTTTATTGTTTACATAAAATTGTAGAGTTGAAGATGGATAAACTCTTAAATTGTTATTTGCTTTTAAAACAAAGTTAAAAACACCTGTTAAATTTTCAATGCTCTTTGTAATTGTCGCTGATTGCCATACAATTATTTCTTTTCTATCAATTATTAATTTCCCGATATCAGCCATTTATTAAAACCTGTAATTGCTTAGCTCTTGGAATAAAACCAGCATGAACTAATTTATTTCTTTTTGTTATATCTTCTACTTTATCAGTATTGCCGTAAAGTCTATAACTTGTTAGTATAACTGGCTCTGTATCTGCTATTACAATAGTTTGTAAATTTGCTAATTTTTGATTTTCATCTGGTATATATTGGATTAATAGATTTTTTAATTCTTGTAACTGCTGATACTCATCACCATATAAACTATTTTCTTGTAAATAATTTATTTGATTTATAACATCATCTCTAGCAGCGTTTGCTTCATCTAAAGATTCAAATTCTATATTAGTTAAAGCTAATGCCTCGTTTATAACTGCATTTATTTGTAAATAGTTTTTTGTTACTGCTGCATTTTGATTTTCTATAATTCTATTGTTTGTAATTTCTGGTGCTGGGTTGTAAGTTAAATTTCTAATATTTCTAAAAATTCTTCTAGCACTGTTACCATCATTAGAAACAATATTTACTAAATCAAAAATATTTTGTACTTGATTAATAATATCTGCGCTTGTGCTAACTATTGGATTTGCTAATTCTGATAATGAATAAAATAAACTTGCATAATTTTGCTGTTGCGTGTTGTCATTTAAAATTGCTGTTTCACTGTAAAGAGCCCCAAGCTCATCATTAATTAAAGTGCCAAAGTCTATAATCCTATTGGTGACACCGTTTCTAACAAATTCTGGAACATTTAAAATTTGAATACCTGCACTAAAATTATTGCTAGAAAAAGTATTAATATTGCTAACTTGATTGTCTATAAAAGTGTTTCCATTATTTGTAACATTTTCGATTTGTGTTGTACCAACTGGGATAAAAGTTAAATCTATTTTTGCAAAACGTCCCTCTTGGTCATTTTCGGATAAAGACCATGTGCTACAAAAAACTTCTAAATTTCCTAAGTAAGTATGTACCAAGCTACCTGAGCCCGGCTCTTGAACTGCTGATAAGAGCGCATCTCTTTGAGACATATAATCATCACCAAATATATATGCGCTAATTGAATAACTATTTACTTTTTTTCCTAAATCATCAGTTGCAAAATCTTCGCTACCGGGAAATTCATAAGTTACAATATTCCTTGACCCACTGAAGCTATGACTTTCAGTAAAAAAACTTACATTCCTAAAACT